ATGATACAGGTATGGAATTTCAGGCAATCTATAACACTCGTGATGCTGTTCTTCCAATTCTTAAAAAACTTGGCATTAAATATACAGAACTGTATCCGGAGCAACCTTTTCTTTGGACAATGTTTGAAAGGCCGGTTAAGAAAAGAGGGACCAATATTATCCATAAAAAAGGATATAGTTGGTGTGGGGGAACATGCCGGTGGGGAACGAGTGAAAAACTTCGTGCGTTGAAAGCTCACACAAAAGATGGAATTGATTATGTCGGTATTGCTGCCGACGAGACCCATCGCTTTGAAAAGGAAAAACGACCTAATCGGGTTTTACCACTTCGTGACTGGGGCATTACTGAAGCTGATGCACTCCAGTATTGTTACACAAAAGGCTTTGTTTGGCATGAGGATGGAGTAAGGCTATATGAGCTACTTGATCGTGTGAGTTGCTGGTGTTGTGGAAATAAGAACTTGAAGGAGTTGAAGAATATGTATTTGTACCTTCCATGGTATTGGAAAAAGCTGAAAGAACTTCAGTTAAATACCGATAGGCCCTATCGGCGTAATAGTGGAGAAACCATTTTTGATTTAGAGGAAAGATTTAAACGTGAAATGCAATAGAAAGAGTTATTATGATTCCCATATGTGTAAATGGAAAAGATTATTATGATCGAGAAGAAGCACTTGCTGCTTGGTTCGAGGAATGGTTAATGAAACAAGACTTTGAGCAAGATCTTATTGATCGAGAGCTGGAGCTTGAATATCGAAAGACTCATCCTGATTGGAACACTCCTTATGTGATGTATGGTGTTCGTAAAAAACATAAGTGTATCCAAAAGAATGAAATTGCCGTGTTTTATGACTTGTTACCGAGACAAAAGCGTGCTCGTACTGCTGAAACACATTGGTATAAAGTATTGTACAAGAGAAAGGCCACTCCTGAAGAAGTTGAGTCACTCAAGGCTGGGGAATATACCCGTAGATATTTGGTGTATTCCCTGTTTATTGAGAAGAAAATGACTCTTGACAAGGCTTTATCTCTTATAGTTGCCGATGATAAATTATTAGGAATTGCGGATAATACCATCTCTGAAATTGTAACAGCCTTTGAGACTTTCTTTAACCGTAAATTTAGAATTTATAAACCCGAGTTTACAACTCAACTTAATTTATTTACAGAGTAATATGAAAACAACAATTATTTCATGTGTGATTTTGTTTGTGTTCCTGCTATATGTAGGGCACTTGTCTATAACAATCAAGCCGTTTGCGGTTCAGCTTCCGTACTGGCATCGTTCACTCGGACTGTTTCTGTTGATCCTCTCTTTTATAGTATATAATGCCGGTGAATGTGCAAAAAGGGTACATTGATGGGATGAAAGAAGGGGAAAGAATTGTACTTGAATTGTTGAAGAAAAAGACTGAATGAAAATGGCGTTAAAAAGGCGAAGTTTCTGTTTGCTAAACTTGTCAATAAAAGATAACTTTATAGTGCAATGAATTAAAAGTCAAACCAATATAATCACTAAGAAGTTATGAAAACGTTTTTTTTTACAAGCGTAGAAATTAAAAATCTGAAAGAGATTCTTTCTCACTCTGATGATTGTTTAGCACAGAAACTTTTGCTGAAAGTAGAAAAAGCAGATGCTTGTGAAACAAAGTATTTAGATGTTACTTTTCAAGTATGTGTGGAAGCTCATCGTGAAGTAGTCGCATACTTTGAGAAATATAAAATAAGAGGGATGGATATAGAATCTCAAGTTTGCCGCCTTGGAAAAGGCTGGTTAAGGTGTGTTTCAATAGATGATAATTACATTGTAGCCCAATGTTATGATGATGATGTAATTTATGATCTTAGCTATTCTGATGCCCTTTTCCCTCTTATTGATTATTTAAGAAATCAAGAGAAAAAATGCAAATAGAGAAGTGGTAAAAATCAAATTAGGAAGAAGAAAGTAACAAATCAAATTGATTTGATTTG